CATGTTATAATCGGTATAGGCGGGATTGTGTATATTAATACAAGTTTAATTTTAAAGGGTGGGTTTAGAATTGTTGTAGACGGAGGTACGTTACATTTTATTAACTGCAATTTTGAAATATTAAATTATGGCGAATTTATAATTTCAAATAGAGGAGTATTTACAATCAATGGCAATTTAATAATAAATCAACACGCTATATATGAAATTCAAGAAGAATCTTATTCAACAGTTGATGTACTAAGTCCTGTTGTAACTGTAAATGATAAATGTAACATTACTACAGACATGATTGATGATATGTTTATACCTATATTAAATAATTGCAATAGAGTTGAAATCGCAAGAAGTGGTAACGTACTATTAAAATCAACATTAAATATTGAAGAAAATAAGACACTAATAGTTAATAAACATGCATCATTGTCTATTTTAAATTGCGATTTACATATTGAATCTGGAGCATCACTGTATATATATGGCATATTTATACTAACAGGATCTATTACAGTAGATGAAGGCGCTGTATATCATATTGACAATAACGCTATATTTTCTTCAGATGGCGTTGGATTAGAGACATATTACAATCAAGAAATATTAAATACAAAATATATTGAAAGATGTAAATATATTATTGATAATATAGGATTAAATTCTATTGTAATTACTACAACTATAACTATTAGTGAATTAAGTACATTTTTTGAAAATAATTATGAAATAACATTAGGCGATAATGGTAAATTAATAAGAGATACGCTAGATACTCTAGATACTTTATTAATTAGTAATAATAATTCATTAGTTGTATCTGAAACAGCAGAAGTTGACTTATACAATTGTAAGGTTCATGTATTAAGTGGCGGAACATTAGAGATTAAAGGTAAATTTACTTTAACCAATGGTGAATTAATATATGATGAGGATAGTACAGTAATATTTACTGATACATCTATTATAAATGTAACATTATAAATATAAATAAAACATTAATTATTAATATTTATATAAATATAAATTAACATCATTATTTATACATATGTCTATAGGAATTACAAATTTTAATTCAAAAGCATTATTTACAAATTCTTTATCAATCGGAAACGATGAACAATTAAAGATTGATCAATATGGACATTTAAACACATCCGCAAATGTTGAGATTGATGGTACCCTTGTTTGTAAAGGTGAATTAAATATTACAACTATAAATTCAAGTAATTCATCTATTAGTATAAATTCTGCAGGAAATTGTTTGTTAAATGGAACTATTTATACAAAAGATAATGCAACATTTACAAATAATTTGTATTTAAGAAATAATAATAATCAAATTATTTTGAATATTTCTACTGCAAATAATTCATATTCATATTTAAACATATCACCTACGAGTCAGCGAGTTGGATTTGGTACTACTGTCCCTAAATATTTTTTTCATGTTGCGGGCGAAGTATATAATGAAAATACAATAATTAATAAAAAATTAGTAATAAATCCAGGTAATCTTACAAAACAAAATACAGAAGAATATGAATTATCAGTAGGTGGTAATATAAATATAACTGGAGGGTTATATATAAATGGTACTCAAATATTACCATCTAAATTAAATTCTTTATCTGATAATTTAAATAGTACTATTGCGAATGGTTCAATCGGTGGAGGATCGGGGAATATAGGTAGTAATACAATAGGGAATGGTAGTCACACTATTAATGGTGTTAAAATCCCTACATGGACTTCTATAAATAGTCAATTATACTATACCAAGGGGTTTGTAGGTATTGGTACGAATAATCCTACATATCAATTGGAAGTGAATGGTAATACACTTATTGATGGCCAATCTATATATTTAAATGGAAATGTTATTTACAATGGAACATTATTAGACGATGCAATGACAGGACTGTGGGATAAAAATACAGACAACTCTTTTTTAATTTATACAGCATTTAATACAAATTCAAAAGTAGGTATTGGAATAAAAGAACCACAATATAAACTAGATTTAGTAGGCGATTTTCATGTTACAGATAATATAGTAGCTGATAAAAATATATATATAACTAATAATTTAGGAGTTGGTACAAATGATCCTCAATATAAATTAGATGTAAATGGAGATTTGCGAGTTTCTGGTAATTTTTATATTAATGGTAAAAAATATGAAGAGGTGAATACACAAAACATTTATTGGATGGAAACTGTTAATACTAACAATATATATTTTTTAAATAAAGTAGGTATTCAAGTTAGTAATCCACAATATGATCTTCATGTTAAAGGTTCTGTTTATATAGAGGGTAATTCATTTTTAAATGGCCCAACTGGAATAACCGAGTTAAATATTGAAAATCAATTTACGTTTAATTCAGATAAAATAATTATTAAAAATTCTACAGGTGATCTTTATAGCAAAGGCCTGATATACTGTAATAATATATACGGAGATACATCATCGCGTACTAAAATAATTGAAAATAATATTGAAATTATGACATTTACTCCAAATAGTAAACTATATCAAGTAAAATCTTCTTTTACATCCAATTTTAATGGTATAGGTACAAGCAATAATGGTATGATATTTTCAGATAATGGTACTTTATTTGCTACAATAGTCCCATTTGGTACAGATACTAATTCTAATGGGACTTCCATATATAACGGTATTGTTCAAACATATAATTGGGATAATATTTCTAAAAAATGGTATATAAATGATAATATTATTTCAAGTAATTTATTAGGAGGTAGTTTATCTACATCATATACTAGTAGTATATCGTGTAATAGCGATGGTAACTTTATAGCGGTTTCATCGCATACTATAGTAGATTATAAAGTTATATTTTATATTCTGGATACTGATAAAAAATGGAATTTTATTAATTTTATAGAAATACCAAAAAAAATAGATGCAGGAAAATATATGATTATGAGTCCAGATATAAAATACCTATTTTTATCAGAAGATAAAGATAATATAGAATTATACGTTAATGAGAATCAAGATATTACAACTAATTTTGATGCTAACTTTAAAAAAGGTACACTTAACTTATCAAGTAATAATAATATAGGAGTAATTAGTGACTTAAAATCTAATCACGACTGTACAATTATGATAACCTCATCATTTAGTGGAGCATCACCAACAATCGCGAATAATGGAACGATTGCATGTTATGCTTTTTGGAATTCTACCGGCAATCCATCTATTTTATCTGCGACGCCTTTTATAAGATTAGGTAAAAATATACAAGAACATGGTAATTTAATAAATGTAGATAGTAAAAAAAAATCATATTTTGGATATATTTGTGCAATTTCTACCCACGCAAACATAGATTTTAAAAATGGCAATGTTAGTGATTTTGAATATGACATAACTATTGCTGCTAGTACAGGTGGTCATTGTGATCCAAATAATACACCTGCTCATATTAAAATATATAAATTTAAATACAATACTGATAATAGCAGTAGTGGATTAGTATATCCAAATAGTAATTTAGAGAGCAATATTCCGTATATTGATGGTACATGGGATCAGATAGGATATATTGATCACGTTACCTATAAATCGGAATCAGGATTTGGATCAGATATTAAATTTAACAATGATGGAACTACATTATTTGTTGGATCACCTATAGAAAATAATATTTATATTTTTAATTATAAAGCTGTAGATAAATCGTGGAATAAAATAAATATAATCCAAGGATTTAAAAGCGGTGATATGGATATTGGTTATAGATTGGCTTATAATTATAATCATAATCATTTTGCTACTTCTTCATTTAAATATGCAAATTCGGATATATATGATAGTGACAGTTATAATTATTTAGGTGTATCTAAAGATTCTAATCATATTAGAGTTTTTAATATAGAGTATAATTCTTCTTCTTCTACTTTTTAATAAATAATATAAAAAATATATTAGATATTATTTATTATAAACATATATTAATGTCAAACGCAGGAAGTTCTACTATAAAAGGACCACTAATAGCAAATGGTGGTGCTACATTTAGTGATAATAATTTTAAAATAGAAGTTGGTACAGGTAATACTGATATAAATGGTACTACTAATATGCATAATAATTTAGTGGTTGACAAGGATGTGTTTATTGAAGGAAATTTAAGTTGTGCTAGTGGAGCATTTAAAATGACAGAAAATATTGGTTCATTAAAAGTGGATATTACTGGCGAATTACATGTATCTGGTACTACATCATATTATGATACGTTTAAAATAAATAATTCCAATAATATAGCAGTTATAAATTTAAGTTCACTTAACGATGGTAAATCTTATTTTAATGGTGGAAATGTAGGAATTGGTCAATCTGATCCTCAACATAAATTAGATATATTTGGAGATCTTAATATTTCTAATGGAACATATAAAATAGATGGTATAGATGTAGTATTTTCTCAATGGGAAACAATTTTTAGTAAAGATATTAAATTTAACAGTGGTAATATATTTATTAATGTAGAAGATCCGTCAGCAACACCCGATGCAAAATTAACAATTGGAGGTACTATTAAAATTGCATCTGGGGGTGATTTAATATTAAATGGTAAATCATTTGAACAGAATGTTATAGATATTATTCCTGAAAACCCATGGATTAATAACCCAATAGGCTCATCTATAGAAGATAAAACATTAGAACATTTATTTAATGATTATCCAATCATATTGTCAAAAAATATGTCAATCGGTACCAGTCTAGATAGTGATTATTCTCTTTCTATAATGGGAAATACGAATATGATTGGTAACTTATATTTTAATGGAGTTGAATTTGTACCAAATATATGGAAAATTTATGATAATCCAAATGCAAATAATTTAAATGCTCAATATATATATTTTTCTACAACAAATGATCCTGATCCTGCTATTTCTTATGTTGGTATTGGTAATAGTGCTCCACAATATAATTTAGATGTAAACGGTGATGTTAATATTACTGGTAATCTTCTTATAAACGGGAATGGTATAATTTTTCCGGATCCTGAGAATGGTGTTATCCAAGCGGCTGCATGGAAAGAAGGAACTAAATCAGGACCTGATACAATATTATATTATAATAGCGGATTTGTTGGAATAGGAACCGAAATCCCCCAAACGCCTTTGCAAATAACAGGTACTACGAATAGCGATGGTAATTTATTTAATATTTCTAGTCAAAATTATGCTTCATACTTAACGATATCCAGAACTACCAGTACACTAATTCAATCTGCGGTAATAGGATTTATTCAAAATACAAGTGAGTTATTAATACAAAATACATTAGCAGATGGAATAATTAATATTTCAAATTCTACTGGATCTGGAAGCATTTATATGGATATAAATGGCAAGGTAGGCATTGGTACTATTTTACCTACAACTAAACTACATGTAAAAGGTGGAGCTAAATTTGAAGATAATATTACTATAGGAGCGGCAGGTACCAGTCTTATTATAAATAATCCGACATCTGCTGGAACTACTGATACGAATTCAAGAGTTGCTTTAAAACATAGTACAAATGATATGTTAGAAATGGATCCCAATAGCGGATATAAAGGAGGTATTAAATTAGGAGGTACTATATGTATTATACCACAATCTAATAATTTAAAATATGTGGGAATTGGCAAATCTACACCGCAATACCACCTAGACATAAGCGGTGATATAAATTATTCTCAACGTTTATTAAAAAATGGTGTAGAACAATTTCCAAGTCAATGGATTACATACGTTGAAGGATCTGACGAATATATACAGTATCCTAAAACCGCTGGAGAGGAGGGTAGTATTACTCGGGTAGGTATTGGAACAGGGGGATTACCTGAGTCTTGTTTAGAAGTATTTGACAGAAAAATATCAGCAACAAACAATTATTATCCTCAATTAATGTTAAAATCATCTATTGATGATTATAAAAATAGAGATCAAGGTACATGTATTGAATTAAATACATATAGTACTTCCGATTTTTCTACACATAAAGGTATAAGATTACACACAGTGGATGAAGGTACAGCATCTACGGTTGGATTCGCAATTGATACTAATAATGCAAATAATACTACTACACCATTTGTAAATCTATTATATCTTAATTCCACTGGTAACTTAGGTATTGGTAATTTCTTAAATACAAATAGACTAGACATTAACGCACGATTACATATTTTAAATACTACCCAAGATGACATAGATAAACCATCTTTGATTATATCAGATAATAATAATGATGTAAGTGATTTAACTATTATTAGTTCCAAAACTGATGTTCAATATCTTGGTAAACATTCTAAAATTATTGGATTAAATATTCAACCTACTATATCTGATAATAATACATTAATACAAAATGTAAATGGTGGAGGTGCTGTAGCAATTAATTTATCTGCTGGTGGTTCTCAAGGAGGCGCTAATACAAATGGCAACAATGGTAGTGCGCTTGGAGTTCTATTTACTGATGCTACAGGTAGTTCTGGTGCAGGCGTTGAATTACTAGAACAATTTAGTATTGCATATAATGGCAATGTTGGTATTAGATCATATAGTACAGGAAATGCTACAAAAGTTGCACCTAAATTTGGTTTAAATGTTAATCATCGCGATGATGATATAGATGCTACTGGACGTTTTACTGGTAGTATTAATATTAGTGGATTTTATTATAAAAATGGTCAAAAATTACATTTACCATGGACTTATTGGAAATCAGATGATCCAACCGTTAGTATAAATACATATGAAACTCTTTTTGATATAGGGTATGCTAATGGTACATCATCAAGTATAGATTCTACTGTTAAAACTATTCTTCCAAATAATATACATCAATTAGATAGCACGGTTGGCATCGGTACCTCTCAGCCTCGCGGAGCGTTAGATGTTCACGGTTCTATATATTCAAAATATTGTGTTATTAATAGTGACCACATACAAAATCTTGAGTATGATGGTAATCTTAATATTTATCACTCACGATTTGAAGCAGAGGATGATCATATAAATCCTAAAAAATTTACGTTATTAAATAAAAAAGAAGGGCATGTATGGTTAAATTCGCAAAATGGTGGAACTCTAAATTTTACTATTGATAGTCAAATAAAACTTCGTTGTGAACAAAATACGATTACTATGCATGCACCTGTGTATATAAATGAAGGTGTAATTATAAATGGCACTACAAATATAGAAGGCACTACAAATATAGAAGGTAATATTAATATGGATGGTACTGTTAATATAGGTGGTTCTGTTACTATGAGTGGATTGCAATCCTTAACAATGGAATCATTAACAATAAGCGGTACATGTACCGCCAATGAATTCAGATCATCATCTGATATGCGTTTAAAAGAAAATATTCTACCTTTAGAAAATGCATTAGATAAAATAAATAATTTAAATGGTGTATCATTTAAATTTAAAAATAATGACCAATCTCATATTGGATTTATTGCACAAGATATTGAAAAAATAATACCCGAAGTTGTAGGTGTAAATCATAATGATCATAAAACGGTTGCGTATGGTAATATTACAGCAATGTTAGTAGAAGCTGTAAAAGAACTTACCCAACAAAATAAAGATCTATTAAAACGTATTGAAGTTCTTGAAAAGAACTAAATTTCGCTTATATAGTAGTATTGTAGATTTTTATAGTACAATACTACTTTACAAATAATAACAATTTAAAGATTTTTTAATTAATTAATTAATGGAGAATCTCTCTACAACACATCCTACTCTTTTAAAATTTTATAGTGAACACCAAAATATTGATTTTGAAACAGTAAATCTTATGTTGGTACAATTATTAGAAAAAATATTTGATTCAAATGATAATATAGATAAATCGTCTGCAGATAAAATGATGAATTCTATAAATGGTTTATGTTCTAATTTTGAAACATTTAAATCTACACTAGATTTAAAAGATAAATCACTCCAAGATAGTATTACACTTAATATAAATAATATGAAAAACGACAATATGACGGAATTAACTCGTGTTATAGAAAATAAAAATGAATTATCTAAGCACGAATTTAAATCATCCGTTCAATCAATTATTGAAAATCAAAACGAACAAATACAAAATAATATTAAATTAATGCTTCATGATCAATTTCCAAAAAACAATGAATTAATTCTTTCTCTCCAACCTATGTTTAATAACTTCCAAGAAGCTAACAAAGAACTGATACTATCTATGGATAGTTCTAGTTCTAGTTCTAAAACAAACATGGAGAGTTATCTAGAGAGATTATCATTAAATTATAATAATTTAATTAATAATTGTCAAAGTAATATTTTATCTAGAATGGATACTATTCAAACTGCTACGACATCATTCCAAGATTTTATGAATAAATATCAAAATTCATCAATAAAGGGTCAATTAAGTGAAAATAAGTTATCGTCTATATTGAATGAAACGTTTACAACAGGTGAAATTATAAATACGAGTGGTCAAAAATGTTCTTGCGATTATTTATTAAAAAGGGAAGATATGTCTGATATTTATTTTGAAAATAAAGATTATGATCGTAATGTTCCACCTAAGGAAATAACTAAATTTATTCGTGACATTGAAGAACAAGATAGTCATGGAGTATTTTTATCACAAAATAGTGGGATTACATCAAAACATAATTATTGTATAGATATTCACAAAAGCAATGTATTAGTATATCTTCATAATGTTAATTATGATCCCGTTAAAATAAAAACAGCGGTTGATATTATTGATCATTTATCATCACGAATTGAAAAAATAAATTCCGATAATGGAACTATTGAGAATATTATTAGTCAAGAAAATTTAGAAAATATTAATAAAGAATACAATGATTTTATTAGCCATAAAACAAATCTAGTACAATTAACCAGAGATTATCATAAAAAATTAAATGAACAAATAAATTTACTAGAATTACCAAATATAGAAAAATATTTAAATTCTAAATTTGCCAAAATACAATCCTCAGAGTTTGTATGTGAAATATGTAATAAATGGAAAGGAACCAGTGCAAAATCACTTGCTGCACATAAACGTGCGTGCAAATCTAAACAGCCATTAATGTCTATTGAAACTTAAATAGAAAACAATGTAAATTTGCATGTTTCATTTTTTCATTCTTATTATTTATTAGATGAGGATTTAATTGGACAATGACAATGACAATATTCTTCTTTTGACATTCTTTTACATTGGGTTCCATTTTTTGTTACTCCTGAACATTGCGTTTTTTTGTATTCATAACATCCGTTATTTAATTTAATTTTGTTTTCTCTCCAACATTCACTTGCGTGATCAAAATCAATATTTACGGTATACATGATTATAGCTTTTTAGTATTTGATTATACTTATACTTATTAAAATTTCAATTTTATATGATTGAAATATCAGTTATTATATATTAATTCAGTTAATATATAATAAAAATAAGATCATTGATTATATACAATGATTTCTTGGGACGAATTTATATCCACATTTGATGATGAAAATATATTAAATTATTTAAAAACATTGGACGAAGAAGATAAACGAATTATACTAATTGCACAAGATCATCTAGAGAGCTCATTTAGCGTTACACGTAGTAATGGATATAATGAATGGTTAAAGTCTAATCTTTCTAGTTAAGTTATTGGAACCTCCTGATTTATTTTTAAATGTTTTATTTCTCATATTACCACCATTTTGTGCAACGACCGCAGGTGCAGAAGGTGGTGAGGTGGCTCCTGAAGTAGCGCCAGTGGCGAGTACGAGTGGCGCAGAAG